GACGTACCGATGCTAAACGCCACCGCCATCGTCAACAACCTGGACGCTGGGACCCTGAATGCCTTCGTTCAGGGGTCGGTGGTGGTCAAGGCCGCTGCTAGCCAGAACATAACCTTTACAACCACCTTGACATCCCCCGGAGCGGGAACCCCGGCCTATTTGATTGACTGCCGGATCGAGGCTTTGGGTTAGAGTAGCGGTCCAAGGAGGGTCAGATGGCTTACGGATTGCCTGCTGTGAATAGTGGCTTGGTTTCAGCCGGGGGTGGCGGCGCTGCCTTGGCAGGCGCGGCCGCCATCCCCGGGCTGAATGCCCTCCTGCTGCCCCTGCTGCTCTCCTTCGGCCCCTCGGTGCTCCAGCACCTGTTCGGGGACCCGAAGCAGAAGCTCCGTCAGCAGATCGAAGCCCTCCTGAGCCCCAAGAACATCGCGGGGACCACGAACTCCCTCTACCAGAACATCTTGGGGTCCCCGGCCTACTCATCGGCTCTGGGCAACATCGCCACGGGGGCGAACCAGACGGCCAACACGGTGCAGCAGAACCTGGCGGCCAGAGGCTTGGGCACGACGGGAACGGGGGCTGTGCTCTCAGGGTTGACCCCCAGTCTCGTCGGGAGCCAGCAATCGGCTCTCCACGCCGGGGCCTATGAGATGGCCCACAAGACGGCATTGGACCAGATCCAGGCTCGCATCGCAGCCCTGACCGGGACCTCTGGACCTTCGGCGAGCCAGCAGATGTTCTCTGGGGGACTCGAGGCGTTCGGGCCGTACCTAGAGCAGTATCTCCGGTCTCGGTTCCCGCAGATGGGGCTTTCCACGACTCCCACCGGGACGACGGTTCACTGATGCCTCTACCCATCGATCCTGCCTCTCTCGCGTCACTGGCGAGCCTTCAGGGGACCCTGTCCTCAGGGGACATCCTGTCTCTGTCCGAAGCCCTGAACCAGCGGGCGATGGCGGAGGCCCAGAGACGGACCGCTCAGGCGACTCAGGAGGCTTCCCAGGCTGGGCAGGCGTTCCAGCAGGCGGCAGCCGCTCCGGTCCAGACCCCGGACGCTCTGGCATCGATGCTGCCGCTCCTGACGGGAAACATCGCCTCGGTGATCGCTCAGGACCCGAGTTTCGCCAAGCGCGGGGCGGAGGAAGTGGGCAAGCGTCGTGAAGACCTGGCGCGGACCAGGTCCGACAACCTCATCGCCTTGAAGGACAACTACGACAAGAAGGCGCTGTTGGCGGCGCATCTCGGGGACAACGAGACCGAGATGGACATGCGGCAGAGGTCAGAGCAGTTGTCCAAGACGCTCGAAGTGCTGCTGCAGGGTGAGCATGAGCGGTCGGCCAAGGAGAACATCGGGCTCCAGCACCAGAACCGGATGGCGGAGATCGCGGCTCAAGGGTCTCAGGAGCGGACCACGAACGCTGCCAAGCCTGCACCCCGAGTGCCGCTAGAAGACCAGCCGGTGGACTTCAACAAGTTCGTCAAGACGTCTTATGGCGGCAGGAAATATCTGGCTATTGGTGACATGACAGGCAACGTCGCCAACAAGCTACGGATTCAGGCTGCTGACGCTGGTGTCATCGCTCCAGACAAGGCCAGTCAGGCTGGTGTGACTGACGTTGCTCGAGCGCAGTTGGACTTGGACAAGCTGGAGAAGGACGTTCTGCCTCTGGTCCCTCGGGACCCGCAGGGCCGTATCCTCGGGGCGTTCAACCGCAAGATCAGCACGCTTGCCCAGACTGACCCAGCTCGTGCTGCTTACAGGGTCTGGGCTGATGCAGCCATCCCGGTGCTTCGCGCAACGGCGGGCAGCAAGAACCTCCGCATCACTCAGGAGCAGGTGAAACTGGCCATTTCCAACATTCCGAAGCAGGACGACACCTGGTCCACGGTGGAGAAGAAGCTGGCAGTTCTGCGGACGTTGCTCGGCAACGCCGAGTCTTCATTGCTTGACGTGAACCTGAGCCCGGGTGCCGCCAAAGACCCGCTGGGGATCCTCTGATGGCGACCCTGAACGACTTGGGCAAGAAGGTGAAGGCCAAGTACCCCGGCCAATACGAGGGTCTATCGGACCTTGAAGTGGGCCGCAGGGTACGGGCCAAGTACCCCGACGCCTACACGGACTTCGGTGGCGCTGACACGTCACGGGTCATGGTCAGCGCCCATGAGCGGGGGAAGCCACAGCGCAAGCCCCAGCCGGGGGAGACGACACCGCTCTCCGGCTATCAGAGGGCGACCAATGCCATTCCCTACGTCACTGGGGGCATCGGCAGCTTCGCTGGCGGTGGACCCGGAGCAATCATCGGTGGGGCTCTGGGAGTGCCGGGAGGCCCTGCAGGAATCGCTGCAGGGGCTGCCACGGGACGACGCATTGGTAGCGCTGTAGGCGCTGACTTCGCTGGCCAGGGTGGCGAGGCCCTCCGGCAGCTGCTGACAGAGATCCCGGCTCTGGCCACGGGCGGGGTGCCGGCCTACGAGGCCGCTGGGGGTCCTGCCAGCCCCAGCGAAGCCTACCAGCGCATCGCTGACGTCGGGGCGGAGCAGGCCAAGCTCGATGCCTTCGGACAGGTTCTGGGCACTGGGGCCAAGTATCTGGGCAAGGGAGCGATGACTCTTGCTGCTCGGGTCAACCCGGAAGTAGCGCAGACCCTCATCGACAACGGCATCCAGCTGAGCAACTGGGGCAAGCGGAAGATCATGACCCTCATCGGCCAGTCTGCGACCAAACTGCGGGGCATGGTCGCTGGCGCCGGACTCGGGCGCACCCTGAACGCTGACCGTGTTGCCGGCGAAATCGAGAAACGGACTCTGGCTGACATGGGCAAGAGCAGCACGGGAACTGGCGAGGCAGCCAAGAAAACGCTGGCCGCGTTGAAGGCTGACTTCCTTGGCCATGAGGAAGTCGCTCCCACCGGCAAGATTTCATTCGAAACCGCTCACAAGTTCGCCCAGTCGGCTGGGCAAGAGACGGCTCCGAAATACGTGAGGATGGCGGACGGGCAGCTCGCTGAGTTGCCCACCGACCCCGTTCGACGTCTGTGGAAGAACAATGAGAATGCTGTCTTCCAAGAAACCTTGGGGCACCCAGCGGCCGTGGGGCCGGACTATGTTGCAAGGAACGCCCAGACATCGAAGCTGATCGCAGCGAAGAATGCGATGTGGCCCAAAGTGGACGAGATGGGCTCTGGAGCCGAGGTGGTGCGCCGTGGCATCCCACTGGCCACCACTCTTGGAGGGGCTGCGGCAGGGGAGGAAGTCGGCAGGCGCTACCACACTCCGGGCGGTGCCATCGGTGGCGCAGCATTGGGAGCCCTACTCGGGAGTCCAGCGGGGATGTCCACGCTGGCGCTGATCCTCTCCAATCCGGCGCTCTATGCCGCGCTGCGGGCGGGTCCGCAGGTCACGGGTGGGATGCTTTCGGCCCACGAATGATCGACCGCTCGAACCGGTTGACACCCAACTTCCGCTTGGGTGAACTCATCCCCAAGGACTGCACCGAGGTCCCACCGTGGATCTTGGGGGAACTGTCGGACCTCTGTGCAGAACTACTGGAACCCATCCGTCTCCGCTACGGCCCCTTGGTCATCCACGATGCCTATCGCACCCATGAACTGAACGACAGGGTGGGCGGTGTGACCAGTTCGGACCACTTGAATGGCAGGGCAGCAGACTTCCACGTCACGGGGAACCTGGACCGGGCGTGGCAGGAGCAGACGGAAAGTGCTTTTCACTGGGCAAGAGAAAACCTTTCTGGGCGCTTCGGGCAGTTGATCCTCGAGGACCACAGGAAGGCACTTGGGGACCAGGCGAAACTCTGGGTACACATCTCGCTACCTTCAGCGAAGCATCCGGGAACCAGCAGCGACTTGAACGCGGTGTTGGTGTCCATGGAGCCCAAGCGGTACATGGTCTTCACGGAATGGACGGACCAGCAGCCCGTGACAGGGGTGGGATAGGCCTTGGCCGTCTCGGTCGATGGTCCCCCAAGTCGACCGGGCCATAGGTGGGGAGAGAGCTGGTGACCCAATGGTTACTGGACCCGAAAAGCATCGCCCTTATAGCTGGAGCGGCGGTGCAACTCATCATCACGGTGTGGCACTCTCGTCAGACGGCCGAAGTGGTGGAGGAACTGGTGACGTGGCGGCTGGAGGTGGTAAAGACCATGTCCGCCCTGGAGACCAAGGTCGACCAGTCCCAGGAGGAGATCCTCAGGCTTCGCAACCTGCTGGACAAAGCGTGATAACGCTCATCGCTCGGATGCGTGCGACCAACAAGAAGGCGTTCTTCCTTGCGGTGGGCAATGTGTTCCTGTGGGTGTCGTTGATCGTGTTTCTAATGTTGTTCAAACGATAAGGAGGTCGATATGCAGACTGCACCACTTCTCGCATCTGAGACCTGGATCATCATCATCGCGGCATTGCTGGAGGCCTTGGTCCATACCGGCGTCATCCCCGCCACGGCTCAGACGGCCATCAATGCCGTGGTGGTGGCGTCGCTACCGGTCCTGTTCCAGACCATCTTCCGGAAGGTCAGGACCGGAGTCGCTCCGTTCACGCAGCCGACCCCCAAATGATGGAGGTGTCATGAAGGGATTCATCGCTCTACTGGTCGCCATCTTCCTCGCTGGTACGGCTCAGGCAGCCCAGAAGACCGGGCTCCTGACCGTGGCCGCTGGGGTCAATGGCGCATGGCTCTCGGAGTCCGCTGTGACCACGTTCCCAGCCGTGGAACTGGGTGGTACGGCGTCCTCGAGCCTCAGTCCGCACATCTCGCTCGTGGGCTCTGGCTTCTACGGGCTCGCCGACCAGTACGTCCGCTACACCGCTGGCGGCAGGATCACCGCCACTGACGTCAACAACCCCAACTTCAATGTCTTCCTCGGGGTCGTGTACCGGGGTGGGGATAGGCCAGCGGTACAGCCCAACGAGTGGGCTCCCGAAGCTGGGTTCGGCTGGAAGCCGAATGCCTCGTGGCCCATCGTGGTCGGGGCTGATGCCGGCTATGGGCTCGACAGCCACAACATCCTTTCCTACGTGGCGCTCCGCTACGTGCTACCGCTCAAGTAAGGAGGCCACATGACGCTCTTGGAGATCATCCAGAAGTTGCTGGGAACGGCGGCAGGGCAGATGGGGCACGTGAAGGACATCTTGGCTGCGGTGGTGGCCAAGTACCCGGACACGGCGGGGTCTCTGAACCCGATCATCGCCGAGTTGGACGCACCGGTATCGCCTGAAGCCCTGGCGACTCTCGTCTCAGCGCTGCCGCAGGAGGTGCTGAACATCGCCCGGTTCAAGCTCGACCCGAAGCTCCATCCGGGGGATGCGATTTAGGGACGCTGTCCAGAGAGAGCAGCGGAGCCGTGGGTCATCCGGTACGCGCCCCGAGACTCGCATCCTCGGGGCGTTCCCTTTGGTAGCGCTTGAGTTCCTGCTGTAGCCACATGAGCGTCAGGCGGCGGTCGATCTTCCCCTTACTGGAGAGGGTGTGGCGGAGTTGGGCGTGGGCCTGCTCGCCGTACTTGGACACCCACCAGGTCACGGCATCCAGCGGGTTGTGATGCCAAGCCATGTGACAGCCGCCGCAAAGCGTCATCGCGTTACCGATTGCCCAGCGCAGGCTCAGGTAGCGCCGCGAGTAGACATGAGCCCATTGGAGATACTCCCGGTTGCCGCACTTGACGCAGCAGTAGCCGTCCCGGGCGAAGACCACGGCTCGAGCAGCGTCATCGAGCATCTTGTTCGAGACTGTTCCACGTGGAACCAGCTTCCGGCGGCGGAGCCTGGTGCGCTTCACTTCGCCTCCTTGATGGAGGAAACCGGATGAATCTCCCAGAGCGTCCCGCGACCCGGCTCGTGGAGGTGGTGCCCGTCCCAGTAGACCCAGCCGGTGATGCTCACGTGCTTGCCCTTGACCGGAGGCTTCAGGGGATGGGTGGGGACGATCTCGCACACCACTGAATGAGCCCTGTTGGCCTTGGGACTCTGGGCCAGTTCGATGTGGTAGTCACCATCCGCCTCATGCCTCACCCCCGAGACGTAGCCGGTCAGGGTGGCTGAGTCACCGACATGGAAACGTCCTTCAGGTGCAGCGAGCATGACCAGGATGGTGATGTGGTCGGGGTGCTTGGGGGTATCGGTACGGTGCTTGAGTCCTGCGGAAAGCCAGAGAGAGGCGAGTAGTACGAGGATCATCCCTGCTCCTGATTGGTTGGGGCGGGCCGTCGATGCGTTGCTCCCCGAGAGCGAACCACCGGCTGCCACCCGCCCCTCTATGTAGGAGAACCGGACCGGGTGCTCGACTCCCGCCGTGACGCCCGCCGCCCCACGGGACCGCTCATCCGATTCTCCGCTTGAAGCGTGGACCACGCGATCAGCCCCCCGAACGTGTTCCCTTTGCGCCCCGGGGCCACCGGAAATCCGGCACGCAGTCCACGCACATCCTCAAGTGAAGCCGCCACTCCGTCTCCTGTGATGTCCTCCCGACCCAATCCACAGGCTGTCCGACGTGGCGGCACGACGGACCGTCTCCCACGCCACCCGATCCCAATCGAGTCATGGGAGAGCGGTCCGAAAGGTGTCAGCGGCCGGGTTCTTTCAGGCTCTCGAGGAACCCAGCGACCATGAGCCTTGCCTCCTTCCCGGTTGGGGTCTCTCCGCGATCGATGGACCACTCCGCGAGCAATGCAGCTTGGGTCTGGGCGGCCACGGTGTCCTGCTGCTTGATGGCACTGGCCAGAGCCCAGAGATGCCTAGCTGCCCTGTCCTTGGGCGTCACGGCGGGCCTCCGCATAGTCCTTGACTTCCGTGGTGAAGACATCCAGTTCGTCGTTGATGCGGCGCTTCAGGTCGGTGCGCTTGTCGTTGGCATCACGGGCGTCAAGAGCAGCCCTCGTGGCAAACCCGAGCACCGAGCCGTTTATACGAATCTCGTTCTCGGCGTCCCAGATGGCCTGATTGGCGTCCAGCAACCCATTGATGCAGCGGCCCACCTCGGCTGACATGCGGACCGAGTAGGGGGAGTTGTCCCAGATGTCCGTCATCTCGGACAGTTCCTGGGTCACGGTCGAGAGCTTGGCCCTATCGGAGAGGTTGCGGACCTTGACCCGGAGGATGCTGATGCGGTCCAGCAACTCACCGGGGGTGACGGGGATCAAGAGACGATGGCTCATAGGATTCCGCTATGACGGGCGTCCTGCGTTGCGAGGCGGGCGACCTCTCTTGCGTGGCGCAGGGACTTCTTGGTCTCGGCGAACTCCCGGCCCATCTGGGAGGCTTTCTGCTCCAGCGTGTGGAGCTTGACCAAGGCCAGACTCAACCCGGCGCGGACCTTCTGCTTCCTGTTCTGGTTTCTCATCGGTAGTGCCTCCTTGAACCAATATGTGTTGCTCCATCGCAAGTCGGGTCAGGCTAGCCTCTTGCTTGCTTATAAACTCCCGAGCAGTTTCAGCAGGCAACTTGCCCCAGAACTGCGTTCCATCTGGAGCCACGTGAGTGGGGCCAAAGTCTGGCGTATATGGCTGTGGCAGCGGTCCCCGGCTTGCTGCCTGCCATCCTGAAGAAGTCCAGAGCCAGATGGAGCCATCGTCGGCCAAGGCGAACTCAGCATGGGACCCGGCCAACTGCACGATGCGGCGGGTCATGCCGTGGGCTTCAAGAGGCTACCCCGGGGCCTGCCACGCCGACGCGGAGCCACGGGAGCAGCATCCGGTCCGGGGGCAGCGGGCAGGCCCGTAGAGGACAGCCTTGGGCGTCTGGTGCGCTTCGGGGCCACCGACGCCAGGTCGGCATCGACCTCGCGGCGGATGGCCACGAGCACCACCTGACGGATACTGGCCTCGTCGGCTTCGGAAAGGTTCACGATCCGGCCTTTCCAAGCCGCGGTGCGGTCCGAGACCAGCAGGTTGGGGACACTGGGGATGGGGGCGGGGGTCTGGGCCCTCGGGATGAGCGGGCTGGACGGGGCCTTGGCGACCTGATTCATGTACGCCGGCTCCTGTCCCAAGTCAATCTCCGGGTCCAGCCAGTCCTTGGGCAAGTCGGGGTCGACCTGCTGCCTGGGGGCGTCCAAGGGCGGCCCCAGTGGATTCATCCCCGGGGAAGCGGGGGTCTTGGTGGGGTCGGGGAGCGGGTCTTTCCCCTGCATCTGCCGGATCTCGGCCAAGCGGTCCAGGATGGTCATTGAGTCAGTCCTTTCAGCGGATCCTCAGGTGCTCGCCGCGCACCAGCTCGGCGACGTCTTTGTCGATACTGCCGTTACGAACAGCGGCCCGGACAGCGTCCTTGTCCACCGTCTTCACCATCTTGAAGCAGCGGTCCGGGAGCTTTGACTCGTCCTTGATGAGCAGGGTCTCGACCGAGTTGTTGCAGAGCGTCATCCGCCGAGACTCGCCTTCCAAGACGTTGGAGTCCGTAGCCCGGATGATGAACTCGACCATCGCCCGCAGACGCTTCCCCAGATTCTCGATGGCCTTGGCTCTGCGGCTGTTCTTGCTCGCCAGGTCAGCGTAGAACTCCTGCTGCTTGTCGAGGAAGAGCACGAACTCGGCGAAGCGGTCGCGCTTGTGCTTGGCGAGCGTCAGGGCCTCGTGGAAGGGGACAAGGGCGGCGTCGTATTCCTCGGTGGGGACAGCCTCACCGGATTCCAGGCGGTCATTCAGGGCCAAGACGACATCTGCGGCCCGCATCAGGTCGGTTTCCAGTTCGATTAGCGTGGTCATGGGGTCCAGTCCTCGGGGGCTAGAGTTTCGCTTCCGCTGTCAGGGTAGGCATCTTCGGGCCAGCGTGAGTGCGCGTAGCGCATCTGTCGAAGGCATTCCCTCCCCAATCCCAGAGCCTGCAGGGCTGAGAGTTTGTGCTGGGGCAGGGCATCAGCGATGAGTTTCATCCGTGCTGCCAGCTCACCAAGCAGTTCGTCGGTCATGGCTACCAGACTGGGACGTCGTCATCACCCGGACCGGGGTCTGACGGGTCTGAATAGGGGAAGGTCACATCGTCGTCGGGGACCGTGCGCTTGACCGACTTGGCGACCTTGGCCACGGCTTCAGATAACGGATCAAACGGGTCAGCGGCCTGATACAAGGCGTCCAGCCCCACCCAGTTCTCGGACAGTTCCTGCCACTTGGCAGCATCCTCGGGGCTCAAGGGCTTCTTGTTGCCGGGGACCACGGAATACTCGACGTCCTTGCCCGAGCCCTTGGCGGTGATCTTGACGTCGTAGTGCCTCAGGTCACCCCAGTCCTCGTCCTCGAGCAGAGCGTCCAGAGCGTTGTAGACCGTGGCCTGGGTCCACTCGAACACCTGGATCTCGCCCGTGGCCCGGTTCAGGACCGCCGTGGCCCAGAACCTCCGCGCCTTCTGCACGGTGTTGTTCAAGCCCGGCCCCCACTCGACATCCAAGGGGAAGGTCTGGTCATCGCGGATGCGTATGGGCTTCTTCCCAGCGGTGAACTTGATGTAGCCGGTGATGAAGTCCTCGGCCGGCATCAGGATACGGAGCTTGACCGAGTGGCCGTCGTACTTCTGCAGCTCCTTGAGGTTGAAGAAGCGGCCGCCCGTGGAATCGGGTTTCCCGGGGATCTTGCTCACTGGGGCACCTCCAGTTTCTGTCGGTCCAACCACTGCTCGAACTCCATCTGCGCGATCAGGGCACAGGTCAGGTGGACCGGCCCTGCCCAGCGGTAAGCGGCCGATTCCTGGGGCGCTCCATCGCCTTTCAGAACCGGGCAACCGCACATGCTGCAACTAGGTACGGCTTTCACGGTAGCCTCCTTTGGAACGGTTTCCGGTGAAACTACCTCTTGCAGCAATCTAACGCGAATAATCATGCGCCGTCAATGACTATCTCAGCGCATCAGACGAGCCCGTTCGAGTTCCTTACGGAGCAGGTTCTCCCGGGTCAGGGAGAGGGCGCGTTCGATCTCCGGGACGGGCTTGTCGTAGGCCTGGGCGAGCATGTCCACGATGTCGGGACCGGGCAGGAAGCTACCGCGCTCCAAGTGCCTAAGCGTGTGGACGGAGATGCCGGTGGCCTTGGCACGCTCGGGGCAGGTCATGAAGCCAGCCCGCTGGCCGATGAGACTCAGAGGGCTCGAGTCGAGGCGGATACGTCTGGAACGCTTACGGGGCATGGGACTCCAGGATGAGGCGCGGGGGCTCAGGGCTGCGGACACGGGAGGTGCACGCAAGCCCCGAGTGACCCCGCACACGAGTGCTATCGACAGCGACAACAGGGTCTGAAACCTTCCGGCAGCCGGTGCCCAAGACGCACAGAATCAGGCAGAAAGCGACGAACGCCACGTCCACCAGGATCAGGATGGCCAGTGCGACGCGGCGACTCACTTCCCATCTCCGTGGTCGGCGGCGTCCCGAAAGATAAGCAGCACGCTCGGGAACGGGGCCGAGTTTTTCGCATCTCCGAACTTGAGCCGGCCGCGAAGGAAGCGAATCTCGTCGGCTTTCATGGCGAGGTCGTGCCACCAGCGGGTGTCGGTGCGGGCCGGGACGAGGAACACGGCGAGTGCCGCCTCGCGCGCCTTCGAGAGCCACGGGCGAATGTCGCTGTACGGTGGATTGCAGAACACGCGCTCGCCCGCCCACGCCTTCTGTGTCCCGTCCCGACCCTAGAGCGAAGCCCCGGCGAGGTCGGACTCGTCCAGCGGGCACGGATCGAGCGTGAACCCGAACTCTGCATTCAAGGCGTCGTAGACGGCGCGCGGCGTGGCCCACGAGTCGGAGGCGGACGAGAACATGACGGCGCTATTCATTGGCGTGGTCGGCGGCGTCTGGGGACAGGGCGCGGATGGCGTTCTCCGCGAAGTCGTAGGCTTGGAGCGCGTAGATGCTGTCGCCACATTCGTCCGCGGCGCAGCGCAGTCGGTCACATTCCTTCGCCGCGCTCTCGATGCCGGCGCGGAAGCCCTCAGCACGAAGCTCGGCCTCGCGTGCCTTCCGGGCAGTAATCTCGCGCTCCCATGCCGTAGGCCCTCTCTTAGCGGCGCGTGCCTTACTGCGCTCGGGATCATGGATGCCGCACCACTTCCCATCACTACTCGTGGCCTTGCGGCCGCACGGATACGAGTGGAAGCTATGCCAGATTTTCTTGGCGCACTTCGGCGTGGGCGCGGGCAGCGGAGCGTCGGGGGCGGTCACTTGGCGGCCTCCTTTCTGTCTGGCACGAGAGCGCACATGCGGCGCACCAAGTCCTGAGCACTGGCCTGCATGGCTTCGACGACGGGCTGAAGTTTTGCCCCTGCAGCGTCCCCCCTTGCAGCGGCCCCTGCAGCGTCCCTTGCAGCGTCCCACGCAGCGTCCCACGCAGCGGCCCCTGCAGCGGCCCTTGCAGCGTCCCCTCCAGCGGCCCCTGCAGCGGCCCTCGCAGCGGCCCACGCAGCGGCCCTCGCAGCGGCCCACGCAGCGGCCCCTGCAGCGGCCCTCGCAGCGGCCCACGCAGCGGCCCACGCAGCGGCAAGCGACGGCTCCGCGCTGCGGGCCGACTTGAGATCGACAGTCGGAGCGAGCGCCCGCAGCGTCGCGGCGTGTGTAGCCAGCGAAGGCGTGAGGTCGAGGAACGCTGGCGCGCAGGTCCGCGCGAGCCAGTCCAGTGCCATGAACGAGCGCACCGTGGCAATCTTCTGCCCGTGCGCGGTATCAATGATGAGCGGTAGCAGTGGTTTCAGGAGCCTGCCGCGCGTCTCGTCATCGGGCAACGAATCGTTCCACGAACGCATGAACGCGCCGATGGTCGGGCACACGCACTTGGGTCTGTCGGACCAAGGCTCACCCGCCATCCACGCGGCGGCTTCCATGACGCACATCTTGCCGTTCGGCGAGTGGGCTCCCGAAAGTAGCGGCTTGTCTGCGGGTAGTTCACGGATGATTGGAGTCATCGATAAGTCTCCGGGCGTTGGATGCGGTCCATGCGCTTCCATGACGGCGGTCCGGTCAACTCGGCGAGCTTGGCGTTGGCCTTCAGCAGCTCGTGCTCGGCGTTGTGGAGCGCGGACTCCAGCCTACGGATCTCGGCCTGCTGGGCGGCGATGGTCTCGGCGGCGAGACGGGCGGCCACGAGATCAAGGCCAGCAGTCATTGCGTTTTCGTGCCCGTCGCGGATCATTTACCCTCCGAGAGCGCTGCGGCCAAGATGTTGCCTGCCGTGGTTTGCTGTCCGCCGTAATAGGTAAGCAGCTCCATCGCTTCATTCGCGGCCCTCTCCAGCCGCTCGCAGCGGGCGCGGAGGGTAGTGAGCTGCGAAACGAGGGCGGCATCCGAGCGGGAGCGAAGGGTCGCGACTTCTTTCGCAGTGGCGTTAGGCTCGTCGCGCTGGATGCGGGGGATTCCTAGGGTATCTGTTTCACCTTGCGCGCGGAACAGCTCGTTGACGCCCTCGACGCTTTGAAAACCGCCCAAAAACTCACGTCGCCAAAGTCGAACCTCAGCGGCTAGCACCTCAAGCGCGGTTGGCTTGAGAGGCAGTGGCGGCTTCGGGCACGGGCCGCTGTAGCCATGGAAGTTGAACATCTCCTCACCACGAGGCATCGGCTCGCCGCATATCGTACAGCGTGAGTTATCGGTCATTTGTCCCCCTACCCATCCAGAATCCGAGGCACCAACACCCGAGGCAGGCAACCAAGAATATGGCTGCGGTCATGGCTCTTGCCTCGCGTCGATGGCGGTTTGGATTGCTTCGTCTAGGTCATGCGCCGCGGCGTTCAGCGCGTCTCCGTGGTCCTCAAGCTCGGCAGCGGTCGGACCGGGATAGTCCTCGTCGGTGATTCCCTTGCCCGGCGGGTTCGCGTCAATCTTCTGGCAGCGTTCCCAGGCGTCGCAAATGTCGTCTAGGTACTCGTTTGCTGTGTCGCGCTCCGCGACGGCTTTATCGCGTTCTGCTTTGGCGTCGTGCAGCATCCCAACGAGCGAGGCCACTTCTCCGTTGCTGGCCATGTTCTGCGACCACGCCTCCCCGGTAAACGGGCTCACTTGAGAAAGTCCCGCGAGAAGTAGGACTCCGCGCAGCGAGTTGCGAACGCCTCGACGGTTTCCCCGTTCCTCCAATCGGCGTGCTCCATCGGCTCATGCGTGTGGAGCATGTGCGGCTCGGGCGCGAACCCCTCGGCGTAGCGGGCGATGATGGCCGCCTCAACCGCCTTCGCAACCTCGCTAGGAGCGTACTGGTTCTCGTCGTATTCGCGGTCGGTAAAAACGTAGTCCGATCCCCACCGCACGTTACGGAGATTGCCTTGGGCGTCACAGAGTAGCGACTCCTTACTGCTCTTGAGGTCGATCATCCCGTCAAACGAAGCACCTTCGAACCGCTTGGCAATCCGATTGACCGAAGCCGTTGACGGGCCGCGGAACCAGCTCACTCGGATGCTCGCGCCGCCAGCATAGCTTGACGAACGCACAGAGAACTTGACGCCCGGAAAGTTGGCCTTGAGTGCCTGGCGAAGCGCCTTCGCTGATTCCGCGACCGGCACATATTCGCGCTTCACAACCTCGTTGAGAATGCTCATGTTCAGTAACTCCCTTCCCGTGTCTTGAAGTAGTGGCGGACGAGCGCGAACGAGACGAGCAGCGCCCATGCGGTGAACAGGTAGAGCGGGGTCACTTGGCGGCCGCTTTTCGTGCCTCGTCGTCGCGGACTGCGGCGCGCACAAGGTGGTCGTCGATACGAACGACAAGGCGCTTCCACTCCACTAGGGCCGCGGAGAACTTGTAGCGCGTCCCCGTCTCGCGGTCGCGGACGGTGAAAGAGATGCGGGCATTGTCTGGCCGGTCGTTTGGCTCGTAGGCCGACTCGAACAACACATCGGACTCGGCAATGACTGCCGACCGACCGCGATTTGTGTCTGTTGAGTTTCTACGCCAGACGACGAACGGTGCTGCGCTGTGCTTGCGACGTGACTTCGTGGTCATCGGTGCATCCTCCCGTGTCGTGCTGCTCCCGTGTCTCAGACTGCGGTCAGCGTTCCCAAATGCTTGATTCACGCGGCTCGGCCAACCCCAAGCTCAGAATCCGCGTGATTTCCTCCCTGCTCTCGGCGAACACCTGCCATCCCTCGGTGTGGTGGCTCTGGATGCAGAACCCGCGAAGCGCCATGCTGGTCGCAACGTTCTTGCTGGTGGTGATCCACTTGTCCACTTGTAGCCTCCCGTGTCTCTTGCTGCTCCCGTGTCTCTCGCGGTCCCGTGCTTCCCCGCGACATACTCAATCTAGACCCGCTCGAGTAGAACGTCAATGCCTATTTTCATGACAGGCTGTAATTGTGAGATCGGCCAATTCCTAGCCACCCCACCACAGACAGACATGGACACAGGCATAGCCATGAGCCTCGAGACCATGCCCCCTATGCCTGCGATGGTAGCAAGCTCCCTCGCCCCCTGGCTGGCCTAGTGACCATGCCCTAAGCCCGGCAGGCACGCATGGGGTATGACGCGATTGTAGGGCATCCTTGAGCGTTACAGGCATGGTGGCCAGTTTCTAGCCAGTGCTCGAGCGAAGTGGCCAGGGGGAGGGCCCCCGCGGGGCGCGGCTGCGGCTGAGATACGTTGGTCTAAAAGTACGGGATGTTCTGGACACCCCGCAAAATATCCGCCACAATATTTTGGGAGGTGTTTAACATGCCAGATAAAAGGAAAAGGCAGAAAAGAGAGCACAGAGGGCAATGCGTCAAGTGCGGTAAGACGCCGGTGGTAGCAGGGCATAGATGTGCTGAATGCAGGGAGAAGCACCTGAAGTACATGAGAGAGGGCTATGCCGAGAGACGACTGGAGATCGTCAGGGCGGAAAGAGAGTCTAGGACATGCCTGAGGTGTGGTTCGGCACGTCCGAGTTGGGGATATACCTGCGATACGTGCCGGATGGCGTTGCGGGTCGAGGCGATTGCGGTGGCGAACCAGAAGGCCAGGGAAAGGCATAGAGATCCAAAGGTCCGAGAACAGGTCAAAAGACGCATAGCCAAGACTAAGGCCATGGTCTATGACAAATATGGCGGCAAGTGTGTTCATTGTGGGGAAGATAGACCTGAAGTCCTGACTCTGGACCACGTTAACAACGATGGTCACAAGGACAAGATGCCCAATGGAAAGCGCCGCCCGGTGATCTACACGAAGGTTCTGGCTGCTGGATGCCCACCGACTTTCCAGCTCCTATGCCGGACCTGCAACTGGCTTAAACATGCTCGCGGCGGGACCCTTGACGCTTGAGCAGAGCGGGCATAGATTGGGGGAGTCAGGCACGGGCAGAGAAGGGCCCTTTGTTGGCGTTCCCGTATCCCATCGTTCGTGCCTGACAGCGGAGCGGTGCAGTACGGGAGCGGGACGCCAGCAGGGGGCCTTTTGCATGGAGGCAGGAGATGGGCTCCAACAAGTTGCCCTATTTTCCGTTTCACCCACAGGACTGGTTGAGTGATCCGGTGGTGGCTGGGATGTCAGCGGAGGCGGAGGGGTGTTACATCAGGCTATTGGCCCGGAGTTGGCTGTCGGAGACGCCTGGGCGGGTTCCAGCGCCATTGGCGGCAGAGTTCGGGGGCATGCATCGGATACCGGACAAGGATGAGAGACCATACTTGGCCTACGAATCAGTGAAGGCTGCGTTCGATGTCTCGAGCGAGAAGGGTGTCTGGGTCCAGCGCAGGATGGTTCGTGAGTACGAGCGTCTGGCCAAGAACTACGTCAACCGCGTGGCTGGAGCGTTGAAAACATTGGAGAAGCGCTCTCAACCATCAGGGATACCATCACGGTTACCATCACGGTTACCGGGGGTAGAAGTAGAAGTAGATAGAGAAGTAGAAGAATCTAAGTCAACACCTTCCTCGCTTCGCTCGGAGTCTGAGAATGGTGTTTCACCACAGAAGAGGAGGAAGAAGACCCCAACCACCAACCGGGAGGTCGACCGCCAGTGGCTGGAGACCTTCGACGAGACGTGGTGGCCCGAGTACCTGTCTCTGGGCCGAAAGTGTTCCCGGGCCGCGGCGAGGGAGGTATGGGCCAAGATCCCCCACGAAGACGGCCAGTCCGACTTCGACCGCCTGAACGCCGAGTGGGAGTCGTGGCGCGAAGTGTTCAGGAAAGAAGGCCGCGACACCAAGCACATCCCCCACGCCGACAAGTGGCTCCGTGACTACCTGAAGAACCTGATCCTGGAGGTGGACTGATGGGCTTCGCCAAGAGCAGACGCACCGAATCCAGCGACAACGCCTCAGTTTCGGCTTGGATCGCCGCTTTCCTATCAGAGAAGCCCCTGTCCTCGGTTCGCAAGGTCAACGAGTGGCAGGACTGGGCCATCCGCAAACTGTCAACCGGCTGGACGCCCGAAGCCGTCAAGCAGCGGATCCGGGATGCCTGGTCCGAGTGGGTCGTCGGTGGGAACGTCGACACCAAACCCATGCCCAAGGCCTTGCTCGAGGCCCTGAACGATGTCTACAAGATGGCCGATGAGGGTGCCTCTCCTGCCGCCTGCGCCGTCGTTTACCGTTCGCTGTCACGGCAATATCCAGAGCGCGTCTGGCTGGCCGACGCCGCAATCGCTTGGGAAGACATGGGCGAGAAGTGGCCCTTGACTCGCACGCGGTAGCAAGAGCATGGTTCCCACCGTCGCGCGCCTCCTGAGGTCGGGCCGCGGTCGCGCGATACACGGACTCGGTAGGCCGCGGCCCCTAAATCTTCACGGAGGAAGTCATGCGACAGTCCCCCGCTGCGAAGGCCGCCGGCAGGAAGCCACTGGAGAGGGTCAGCGAGACCACCTCGCCAGGTGGACTTCACCGCTCGCTCGGCATCCCCGAAGGCCAGAAGATCGGTACCAAGCGCATCGCTGCCGCCACCCACTCCCGCGACGCCAAGACCAGACGCCAAGCCCGTCTCGCCCAGACCTACGCCCGGTATCGGCCATGAAGGAACTCGGCCGCGATGCCTTCCCCGAACTCTCCAAGTGCTACGCCCAGGAAGGCAAGACCGTCATCGGCTACAACCAGTGGGACGATTACAACGAAACCGGCCTCCCCAAACTCGAGGTCAAATGGGTCTGGACCGAACTCACCAACGGGGACTCCAACCATGCCTGAGAACGACTCGGTTGAGATAGACATGGCCGACATCGTTGGCCCAGACCGGGATCTGCCATGCGGATGCAAGGTCATCAATGGGGCCATCTGCATTGTCAGCAAAGGCGTTACCCTGACGGGTTCGTACATCCGGCCCGGCCGGGTCCTCTTCGCTCAAGGTCCAGACCATGCCTAGAGCACCGATCAAAAAGCGCATCACTCAGTTCACGAACGATGAGATTGATGCTGCTGGTGCTAGGTCGATGAAGACCTACGAGAATGTTAGTGGCAAAGCTACACAAGCTCAGCGAGCATTGGCATCTGACAGCCTGGGAATGGTCAACGATGAGGTCAGACGGAGAGGGATGGATGGCTTCGCTCCAGGTACTCCTCCGGCGTTTAAGCGAAAGAAAAAGAAGGTGGTAACCGGTGCCTAGCCGCGAGGTGCTCGGTAAGTTCCGACGCGGGGCATTGCATTCCGGCAGCAAGTCTGGTCCCGTCATCACGAGCAGGAAGCAGGCGATTGCCGTGATGTTGAGCGAGAAGCGGAACGAGGACGAACACGGTGGCTCCTACTTCGGCGGCGATGACCAGCCGACGCCCAAGAGAAGCCGCCCCACTCGCCGCAAAGCCTGACGTGTGCGCCGTACCCTTCCTTGCCCCGATTGCGGTGAACCACTCCCCGTTCCCGCCATCGAGATCTCCGGTGGATACGGATCCCCCTCCGTCGAACTCCAGTGCCCGAACTGCCTGTGGTTCGGCGTCGATGCCCAGCTCGAGGTCAAGAAACGTGACCTCCTGGTCTGGTCCGGTGGCACACCGAGCCCGTTCTTTATCACCACGCTCGGTGGCTTCGAGCGCGACAACACCACTACCGCTGTCTCTCCGTTCACCGTCTCCGTCGCCAACAACGAACTGTTCATCGCCATCACCGGCAATGTCGGCGGTGATGCTGTCCCTCCGACTTCGATGACACTCGGCACGGACACCCTGACCCGCATCACCGACAGCGACTTCAGCGAGCCGTGTATCTCCGTAAACTACTTCCTCGGCACCCCCACCAGCGCCGGGCAGAAATCCCTGACCATCGTCTACCCCAACCAGATCGATACCGTGCTCTGCCTGATGCTCAAGGTCTCTGGTGGGTCGGCATCGCCCATAGATGGTTCATCGAGCTTGCTGGAATCCGGCTCGACAGTCACCTGGACCAGCGGCAATACCGCTCCCTTGACCGCGTTCAATGAACTCGCCATCGGCGCATTCGTCAATGAGCATGGGTTCGACATCAACGACCGCCCCACGTTCGGCAATGGCTTCAACCAGCAGCAGTTCCTGCAGGCTGAGAACCCAAGCGCCATCATGCTCGCTCAGGCGACGAGGCAGTTGAGCGACAAATCACCCGTCGCGTGCAAAGGCACCAAAGCGATCTCGGCTTCCGGCTCCTACTCCGTCGTCACCATCAAGCCACGATAGGGACATCATGTGCGCTCCGTCACCTGCCCAGACTGCGGTGCCCAGGTCGAGATCCCAGTCGTCACCGTCGGTGATGAATCCGTCATCGTCTACTGCAAGAACTGCCTGTGGAAAGACCTCGACCAACTCTACGGACGACGCGGCCTCGTCGTCTTCAGCGGGGATGTAGCCGAGATGGCGTGCTGGGTATGTGTCCCGCCCGGAGGTGGCCTGCAAGGTGCCATCAATGCCCTCGGTAGTGGCGGTGGCAACTTGATGCTCCAGCCCGGCACCTACACGGGTGACATCACCATCTCCAACTCCAACATCTCCATCTACGGCTCCGGGCGCGACAAGACCATTCTCTCCGGTAGCGTGACCATCACCACCGGCAACATTACGCTCCACGACCTCTGGGTCTATGCCAACGGCAAGTCTTATGGGATCAAGATGTACTCCGTTCCCAATGGCTCGCCACGCAATCACCTCAATCGCGTCCGCGTCGGTGGCAACTCGGACTCTGGAGGTCGCTCGCCTTCAGGCGATGGCCCACAGCTCGGCCTGTGGCTGGACAGCACCATCTTGCTTGTCGCTGACCACTGCCTGTTCGCCTTCTGCAACACCGGCTCCGGCCTTTACGTCAACACCACCAATGGGACGTGGAGTACCAACTGCAATACGTTCCGCGATTGCACGTTCAACGGCAATGCTACCAAGGGTGTCGAGATCACCGATGGCGGTGATGGCGTCGCCTCGATGCTCCTCCACCGCTTCCACGGTGGCAACATCGAGGACAACGGAACCGGGGACTTCTACGCCCGTGGCGCCATTGGCATCGAGATCAAGGGCATCGACTTCGAGAGCACCAAGAACTTAGGAAGCACGCCCACGATTGACCTTGGGACCTGCACCAACGTCATCATCGAGGATTGCCATTGCACCACCGCTGGCAACACCACCCGGTTCTTCCTCGTTCAGAGCTGCGGCAATGTCAAGGTCACTCATTGCCGCGTCTCGGGCCTTCAGCCCGTGGGTGATATCGGCGTGTTCGACGAGGGTTCCGTGAACTGCGTGTCTTATGACAACACCTGGATTGCCTCGCTGGATACCAACCTCTACACCACGAGCCCGCGCTGGGTGAGTAACCGCGCGCAGATGCGAGGCTACTCCGCATGAGACCCACCGTCCCCTGGCAGCGTGGCCTCCAGCACTTCAACGGCTGCTTGTTTCTCCCCAACAGCGTTGATGGCACCGGCGCATGGGACAAGTGGGATTCCGGTTCAGGCACCGTGACCCACGCCACCGTCGGTACCGCCTACGACACCCAGTTCAAGCGCACGATCTGGAAGAACAGCGGTGGCGGTGGGACCAACGACCAGATGCTCGGCCCCCGCAAGGTCAACACCGGCGACTACCAGTTCTGGCTCGGCAACGACAAGTACCTCGGCGGGTGGTATCTCAGCGCCATCTTTCGCATCGAGGTGTGGAACTCGGATGCCGGTCGTTTGTTCATCGGCATGACTGGAAACGCGGCGGCTGTCTGCACCTCGGACGCTGTTCCTCAGCACACCTGTGGACTCTGGCACGACACGACTGATGGGCAGGATGTCCTGAACTTCGTCTTCCGCAGCACCGGTGCTCAGGACAAGACCACGACCGTTACGACTCACGCCGCGAATCCGGGGATCCTTGCCGCGAACAATACCTTCCTCTGGGAGATGTGGGCGTTCCCGAACGGCCATTCAGTCATCAATACCAACTGGAAGCTGAGCCAGTTCGACGTCACCAACGACTCCCACGGCGTGCCCTACAACCGCGTGAAGAAGGTCAAGTGGCAGGAGACCGGTGGCATGACCAACTCGCTGGCTGTCATGATGGCCCCGCAGTGCCAGATGAGTAACGGAGCCGATACCACCATCAACCACTTCGGTATGAGCGTGGCCAATGTCTATGCCACGCCATGGTCCGGGGAGCAGGACTAGGTGTGCGTAAGACCCTCGTTTGTCCCGAGTGCGGGTCCGCCATCAACCATGGCGTGCAGATCGTCTCCAACGACAACCCGCCGTTCGAACGCTTCAAGTGCGATGCCTGCGGTCGTGAGGGCATCACCGAGGACCTGGTCCTGAAACGAGACTTCGCCAAGTTCAGCGCCGCCCATGCCCATAGCCATGTCCGTGGCGCGGGTGGTGGGTCGTTGCTCACGGACAACACCGGCTTTCCGCACATGTGGCGCTACTCGTACTGCAGTGGCTCCGGGAGCCCGATCGTCATCACGCCCAACGTACTACTCGACACCGCGCTCTTGGCGAAGATCTCCCGCTGGCATGTGACGACGATGAACATCTCGCCCTTCACCGACTCCGACCGTGCGCTCTACAATACGGTGTTCGCCACGCTCAAAGCTAACAATCCAAGGATCAGGACATATCTCTACAACACCTGCTCCGTGCTCACGCAGAACCTCGGCCCGGACCCAACGTCGTTCGTGCGCGAGGCATGGCTGCTCGCAATCGGACCGCCAGACCAGCGCCTATACAACAGCACTGATGGCACTGCGTATCCCAGCGAGAACCCGTTGGTTGGTCCGATGTTCCATCTCCCTAATGTCGGAGGCGTGAACTACGCGAACCTGTGGAAGAAGTACGGCGTGCTCGGGGATGGCTACTGGCTCGACTACTTTATCGACAGGCCATCGGCCGCTCAGTTCCTAGAGCCCAACAACTACCCTGTGGACTACGTGCTCGCCGGTTACGGAAGCATGGCAGCGATGAACACCGCGTTCACTGCTGCGCTCCAGGCGTTCTCGACCGCGCTGCAATCGGACGTTGGCAAGACCCAGATCGTCAACAGCGGATTCATCTCGACGGATGCCACCGTGTTCCTGAACGATGGCGAGCTGATCGAGAACTGGCCGCCGATCTCGTTCTCCCTGCCCACGTTCGACGCCTGCATGAACCGCCTGTTGTTGTGGCAGGGTACAGACCCAACTGGAGATGGCAGTGTCTTCATTACCATGCCTATTGGCAACGGCCCCACTCAGGGCGATGCGGGGTTCCGGCAGCCGGCGAGGTTCGCTATCGGCTCGGCCTCCATCGCTGGTGGCATGGCCTACACCGGCAACTCCGTGAACCAGAACCTGCTCAACACCGTGAGCAACGACATGCTGACGTGGGCGGACGAGTACACCGTGGATGCGAACGGCGTCAGCGACGGCACGGGCACCGTGGCCGCGAACCGCGGCTGGTTGGGCCGTCCCACGGCCTTCGGCTTCAAGCACTCGAGCGGCTGCTGGGTGCGCGAGTTCCAGCGCGGCATCGTCATCGTCAACGGCTCTGGTGGTACGATCAACCATCCCCTGACCGGGACCTGGAGACGTCTCCGTGGGGTGTTCGATCCCACCGTCAACAACGGCGCCACGGTCTCGGGTACGGTGAGCGTCCCCACCAGTGACGCCCGCTTCCTCCTGAGGGCATGACATGAGCCGCATCGAACTCCACTGCCCGTCCTGTGGCTACGATGTGCCGCCGACCCTGATGCCACCGCCCAAGATGTTCTCCTGCCCCGAATGTCTTGAGGTCATGCCGCGCGAGAAGCTGACGCGACTGAAGGTGCTGCACCGCAACATCGCCGGGGCCAACGTGCTCGCCAACACCATGTCGGCGACGGTGGTGGGGAGCAACACGCTCTACGACCCCACGCAGGCCACTGCCAGTCTCACTGTCAGCAACTGTGTGTTCGCTGCCGGGGATGCTTGTGTGGTGATGATTGCTGACAATCTTGCGGGAAGTTCCGGAGGCCCATCCACATGTACGGTGGGTGGTTCAGGGATGACGAATCTATTCGCAACTCAGCAGAATGACGAGGTTGTTAGTTGCTTCGTTCGCGGGAACATCACTGCTGGAAGCAAGTCCATTGTCGTGAGTGCATGGGGTGTTAACCCGACAGCCTGTGCTGTGGTTGTGGTCGCAGTCTCCGGAGCGCTGAAGGTGTCGAACCCGAGTGATGGGTCTTCGTCTGCTAACGCCGCGACTGCAGCCTTCGATACCGGTCTGACCTCGGCGCTCGTCTCTCCTCTTGAATTCGCCATCGCCGCCGTGGGTTCGCAGAACAACAGCCTTGCCCTTGGCCCGACATGGGGACAGGGTTTCATTACTGCGGTCAGTGGTCACGTCGGCACGAACTCCGGTGGTCCACCGAACGACACTGTGTTGGATGTCGCTTTCAAGGCTCTCCTGAGCAATGCTGCTATCAAGGCCACCGGTACATTGCCCGGCGCCGTGGACAACGTCTCCATGATCGTCACCATCAAGCCTGCATGAACGACCTCAAGAACGACGCCCGGAACATCACGTTCGAGGAGGCTCTCAAGCTCGTCTCCGACGTGGCTCGGAACGGCGAGGGCACCGCCCAGCTTCGTGCCCTGCAACTGGTCCTGAATCGTGAAGGCACCGCCGCCACCATCCCCGAGCCTCTGGGGGATGAGGAGAAGCTGGAACTCATGTCGATGATGATGCAGTCCTTGGGCCAGATAGGCACCCAGTTCGCCTACCGCCGCGCCTTTCCCTTCTCCAGACGCCCGGTGAACCACGCCGCTCCCAAGATCGCCCTCGAAGACCTGAACGTCGATGAGTCAGAACTACCGGAGACCCTGAAGCAGCTCTACCAGATGTTCCCGGAGATCAAGCGCGGCGGTTTCCCGCCCGGCTTCCCGGTGGGTAAGGGCATCGCTGTCAAGAAGCAGTGGTGCCGTCAGCAGGCGAAGAAGATCCTCTTGGACCGTAAGCAGCACAAGCTGGACGCCGCTGCCATGACCGACCGCATCGATGACGAGATGGACAATGCCACCCAAGGCTAGGGACTACGGCTGGAACTCGGAAGTCGCCACGAAGTTGATGCGCGACATGTGCCGCCGTGACTTCTGGCTATTCTTCAAGATCTGCTTCGGCGCGTGGAACAACCCTAAGGGTCGTCGATGGATCGACCCCGAAGTCCACAAGCCCATGGCGGATTGGTTCCAGAAGCATGTGGATGAGTGGTTCGAGTGGCGCCGTCAGGGCTTGAAGCTCCAGAAGCATCTCGCCATTCTCGTTCACCGAGAGATCGGCAAGACCACGCTCATGACCCGTGCTGGCCAACTCTGGCTGCACTTGAGAGACCCCGAGATAGCGACAGCCACGGGAGCGGAGAAGGAAGACCTGGCGAAGAAGATGCTCGAAGCCATGAAGGCGGTCCTCGATGGCTCCGACCACCACGCTTGGTGGACTCAGCTCTACGGCGACTGGTCGGGACAAGCCCGCAAGTGGAGTGGCAAGGAGATCGTCCACGGGGCGAGGCGCAACACCTCTCGTCAGGACCCCTCCATGGTCATCTTCGGCGTCGAGACTTCCATCACCGGCAGTCACCCAGACGCCCTGTTCTACGACGACCCCATCTCCTACGAGCGGTTGACGACCGACACCAACTGGCTCCAGACGGTCAACTCGCAGATCACCTCGCTCATCCCCGTGGTTCAGGGTGATGGTTTGGTGGTCTGGGTCGGTACCCGATACGACGCTGAGGACCATTTCGGCGTGGGGTTCAGGAGTCAGGGTGTAGCGTCGGTGTCGGGGATGGCGACGGACTCCATCTCCACCGACCCGGAGGGCAACATCCATGTCTACTTCCTCTCAGGCCGTGACACTGAAGGAAAGCCGACGACGCCGCTCGTATGGCCCGAGGACCGACTTCGCAGGTACCAGAAGTCAGACCCGCTCCGCTATGCGGCCCAGGTCATGAACGATCCCTCCATCAGTGAACTCAACCCCATCACGCGAGAGCAGATCAACCAGTGCGCGGTGGAGAAGAAGGACGTGCCTTGGTCCAGTTTGAGGTTCGCCATCTGTTGCGACACGGCGTTCTCGGACGGTACCAAGGTCACGAACAAGGACGAGACGGTCATGGTCATCCATGGCTACCCCAGAGACGGTTCAGGGGATGTCTTCATCATCGAGGGGTTCGGTAACCCGACGATGCGGGCAGAGGACTTCGGCAAGTTGCTGGTCTCCACGGTCCAGCGTTACCGGAGGCAGGGACTTCGTATCTTTGCCATCACGGATGAGAAGACCCGTGCCGGGAAGAAAGACTCGTGGAGACTGGCGCTTGCCAACTTCTTCGCCGATGTGAACGAGCCCATGCCCAACTTCATCCAGTTCGAGCGCGGCGCCACCAAGAAGTACGAGCGTCTCCACACCGCGACGACATTCTGGGTTGACGGCCATGTGCGCTGGGTGAAGGGCGCTCCCGGCGTGGACAGGCTCTGTGAGCAGATGGCTCGCATCGGCCAGTATGCCGTCAACCCGAGACTCAAGATCGACTGGGCCGATGCCCACTCCGACGCCTTCCAGCCTGAACTCTACTCGCCGATGCGGAGGCGGGAGCAGCACACCCCATGGGACCGGGGTGCGACACCCATCCACGTGGACGGCATGAATCCCGATGACTTCGACGACCGACGTCGGTGGCAGGAGGAAGTGCCGAGAGAACCCATCCGGTGAGCCGCTATGCGTTCGACCTTGACGATACGCTCGATGTACCTGTTATCGCCCAACTGGCCCGGGACCTTCACGCTGCCGGTCACGAGGTCCACGTTGTCACTGGTTGTCCAGCTGATGTCGGAGAGTGGACTGTTCAGGCTCGTCACGAGAAGCTGGCAAGGCTCAACGTACCGTTCACCGAACTCCACCGATGCTGGGGGCAGGACATCCATTCAATCGGCGTCAGCAAGGGCATCGTGTTGAGGTCTCTTGGGGACCCACTGTTCATCGACGATAACCCCGGCCTGATTCGTGGGGCCGCCACGATTTCCTCCTGTACCAAACTCTGGGTGGTGCGCTAATGAGGAAGCCATGAAGGACATCATCAAAGCCACGGCAGGCGCAGACGGTGCCCTGACCATCTCTCGGGCTTCGAACCACATCTACTCGATCCGCACCACCTGTCGCTCCTGCAAGGGCAACCTGGAGACGGTGCTGGATTTGGGTGAGCAGTTCCTGGTCGGCTTCGTCTCCGATCCCTTCGACCCCATGCTCCCGAGAGCACCGCTCCATCTTGTGCGCTGCACGGCCTGCGGGCTCTTGCAGTTGCTGCACACGGTCGACCATGACCGCCTGTTCCGCACCTACTGGTACCGGTCTTCAGTGAACCAGAGCATGAGACTGGCGCTGGACGACTTGGTTTCCGACGCCTTGAACTTCGTCTCCGAGGGTACATGGCTCGACATCGGGGCCAACGACGGCTATCTGCTTTCGAAGGTCCCGGACAAGTTCAAGCGTATCGCCTGCGAGCCCGCGCGTAGCTTCCAGGAGGACCTGCACAAGATCGCTGACATCGTTATCGGGGACTTCTTCTCCGCCGACTACGACATTCTGCGAGCCGGGCGGGAGGGTGCCTGCAGCGTCATCACTTCCGCTGCCATGTTCTACGACGTCGATGAGCCCGATGAGTTCGTTGCTGACATCGCTCGAGCACTGGCTCCCGGTGGCGTGTGGGTCAACCAGCTGAACGACTCCCCGACCATGCTGGAGAAGAACGCCTTCGACGCCATCTGCCATGAGCACCTCTGCTACTACGACGTGCCGACGTTGGCGAAGCTCTACGGACGTCATGGCCTCTCCATCATCTCCGTGACCTACAACGAGGTGAATGGTGGCTCGGTGCGGATCGTGGCGACCAAGCAGTCGAAGGTGGTAACCCCCATCTCGGTGGCAGGATTCAAGCGTCCCACGGCGGGGGATTGCCGGCGGTTCGCCAACCGGGTCGCCAAGTGGCGGCAGACGATGCTCGACATGCTCCAGGGGCCGATGTCGCTGTCCGGCCAGACGTGGCTCTACGGGGCCTCGACCAAGGGCTCGGTGCTGCTCCAGTACCTCGATGCCAATGCTCACTTCGCCGGCATCGCCGACCGCAACCCGGCCAAGGAAGGTCTCTACTTGGCAGGCACGACCTTGAGCATCGTCAACGAGGAAGCGATGCGACTTCAGTGCCCTCGTTACCTGATGGCGCTGCCGTGGGCGTTCCGGGACGAGTTCGTCAAGCGCGAACGCGAGCTGCTCGACGCAGGCACGACGTTCTGCTTCCCCTTGCCGTCCATCGAGTTCGTGTCGTGAAAGTCGCCGTCCTGATCCCCAGCCGCGATAGGTATGCCCAGCTTGTGGTGGCTGCCACGTCGGTCCTGAACACGAGTTCCGCCGATGTCTTGGTCTACGTGGACCAAGACCAGTACCGGCAGTACCAGTTCGTACTGCGGTCCCTCGACCCCAAGCGCGTCAAAGTCCTGTTCGGAGACCGAATCGGTCCCGTCGCTTCAGCCAATGCGCTGGTCAAGAGCTTCCCCGGCTACGACGTCTACGGGCTCATCACCGATGACAGTGCCATCACCACTTCAGGCTGGGACCAGTGGACGCTCGAGGCCATCGCTCGGTTCCCGGGCCGCATTGCGGTCGTCTCTCCGCATCACCCGCATGGTTACCACGTCGACATGCCGTTCGTGTCCAAGGAGTGGATCGAGATAGTTGGCTGGTATGCCTGTCCGCTGATGAAGCACTACGCTTGGCCTATCGTCACCGGGTTGATCGGCGAGATGACGGGCATCGTCCACGCCCCGGAGTCGGCGTTCCACATCGACCATGACTACGACCCGAAGGCCAATCAGGACGTCAGGATGTGGGACTACGTGGCGTTCTTCAGCTTCGTGTCTCGGGACCTTCCTATCGTCGTCGCGGCGCTAAGGAAGGACATGTACGGGTCCAAGACGGTGACGCAGACTCAGCCCATCGAAGGGCTGGGCTACAAGGCGGTGGTGTCATGATTCACGAGCCCCAGGTCTTGGTGCCATCTGACGGCCGGAAGCGGCCGCTGCCTCCGAACGGACATCTATCCAAGTTCATCATTCAGCAGTTTCCGGAGGGCTACCGGGGCTACGCCATCGACGTCGGTGCCTCGGATGGCATCTCCATCAACACCACCTACGTCTTGGAGATCGCGCATCTCTGGACAGTGTTGTCAGTCGAGGCCAATCCCGAGTTCGCGCAGTTCCTCAAGAGTTCGCGGGCGTTCGTGGAGATGTGCGCCTGCTCGGACCACACTGGTACCGCGACGTTCCACGCGAACCAGGAGAACCTGGAGGCGTTGTCGTCCCTTGTGCCCACGGACCGCGCGGATCTCATCAGGGACAACGCTGCCAACAACAAGTGGCAGGAGTTCGAGGTCCGGCTGGAGACGGTGGACTCACTCATGGCCAAGTGGCAGTTCCCGCAACTGGACGCCCTGTGCATCGACACCGAGGGCACGGAACTGGACGTCTTGAAGGGCTGCAGCCTCGAACGCTGGCGGCCGAAGGTCATCGTCACCGAATGCTGGGACAGGGTCGGACCCATCGACCTCTATCTCGAAGCCCGTGGCTACAAGAAGACCGCGCGGAACGCCATGAACGACGTGTGGATTCTCCGGTGATCGGCGTTCTCTGTCCGAGCCGGGGCAAGCCTGAGGGGTTGAAGCGTCTCATTGGCAACGTGCAGCGTACGGCGCAGTCGGCTGAAGTGCTGGCCTACGTCGATGAAGACGAGTGGGATGCCTACTCCGAGGTGATTCAGGGCACGCAATACATCATCGGTCCCAGAGTCGGCCTCGTGGCATCGGTGAACGCTCTGGTTCAGGCGTTCCCGAGTTATAGCACCTACATCCTTGCTGGCGATGACGTCAGCATCAGTCCGCGGGGCTGGGATGTGTGGCTGGAGAAGCAGTTCGAGAATTTCCCCGGTAGGCTTGGAGTCGTGTCTGCTCACCACAGCGGCGGGGATTTCTGCAACTTCCCGGCTCTGTCCCGAGAGTGGATAGCAGCGGTCGGCCACTTCGGATGGCCGCTTTGTCGGCACTACACCTTCGACACCATCATCCAGGTCTTAGGCGAAGCGACCGACTTCGTCCACTCTCAGGCCTCGCAACTGCACATCGAGCATCCTGTGTTCGATGAGGTGAGCAAGCGCGAAGCGATCAAAGACGACGCTCTGGTGTTCTTGGTCTGGTATGCGAAGCAGCGACGGATGTTCATTTCCAGTCTGAACGACAAGAGGGCCGCCAGTGAAGTTCCAGTATCACTCAAATAACGGAGTCGATGCTGCGGTTGACAAGGTGTTCGGTGACTACGTCGGCCATGCCTGCGACGTTGGTGCCAACGATGGATTGTTCTTCAGCAACACGATGTTCTTCGAGCAGAAGGGCTGGACGGTCTTGTGTGTTGAGCCGAACCCGCTCTTGGCTGAAGCTGGTCGCAAGAACCGTAGGCTGTGGAGAGAAGTGGCTTGCTCAGCGGAAGACGCTGAGCTGGCCACGTTCAAGTCGGTCAAGGGCAATAACCACGCATCTTCTTCTGCCTTGATGCCAGAGGGCCATGCTGACGGAGCAGACTTGTTCCAGGTCAGGGTGAGGCGTCTGGACAGAGTTCTGGATGAAGCCGGGTTCCCAAAACTGGACTACCTCACGGTGGACGTTGAGAACTGGGAGCGACAAGTGATGGCAGGGTTCACGGTGGAGCGCTGGAAACCAAAAGTCATTGTGCTCGAGGAATGGACCGAGGAAGTCATCCAGATCCCGGGCTACGACGTCGTTAGCAGACATGAGTATGACAACATCTACGTTCGGAGGGAACCGTGAGCACAGTCTTCACGATGCCGGGTAAGCTGGGTGATTCTCTACTCGAGTGGCCGGTGGCGTTCTGGTATGGGAAGCAGGTCGGTGACTTCGAGTTGTGGATGGACGAGAAGACCTGCAAGCCCTTGGTGCCTCTGTTCGAGGCCCAGCCCCATGTCGCCAAGGTCAAGTTGATTCCCGGCGTCGAGCATTGGAACTGTGGTGGGCAACCATTCCACTTCGATCTCCCAACTTCAGCGTTCGAGGGCAACACCATCTTCCATCTGGGACTCCGGATGTTCCCGCAGCGACAGATTTCACTGGAGACACTGGCCAATGCGAAAGTCCCGATCAATGTCTCTCAGGAACTGTTCTCTTCAACCCCCAGCATCAAGGCAGGCACCGGAGAGAAGCAGAATCGACTTGTACTTCATGGCCAATCAGTTTGCCCCCATAACCGACAGACTCCGGCCTTCTGGAAGTTCCTTGCTGGAATCAGGGACGAGATTGCAGACCTGTTTGATGACGTGGTGTTCGTCGGGAATGATCGGGACCGTGAAATCGGGAAGCGTACATACCCCGGCTGGCATGAGTTCGTGGACGATGGCGACTTCCTGAAGCTCGCCGACCTGATCGCCGACTCCCGGGCCTTCATTGGGGTCGGCTCTAGTGCGGTGGCCTTGGCAGGGCTCTTGAAGGTCCCGGCTATCCGGGTCCACGACCCCATCGCCGACAACATGCCAAAGATCATCTGGTCCAACTTGGGCGAGAACCAGTTGAACGACTCCGAGCTAGGGCTGCGTAAGTCGTGGCCTGAGTGGCGGGACCGCTGGCTCAAACCTGTTGACGCTGGCGTAGCGACCCCCTAGCCTCACTCCGTCTGGAGAACCCAAGGAATGGTGAGCTTTCCGACACCGAAGTCGACTCCTCCGGGGCCTGATGTCGCTGCGCGCATGTCCAACGCTCGCATCATGGAGCTGGTGGATGCGAGGCGGCAGGCGTCCCACCGCTACTACGAGGGGGTCTATTCGAGGCTCCAGCGCTGGTACGACGCCTACCGGGGGGTGTGGCAGGGACGGCTCGCCCAGTTCCGGAATAACGTCAACATTCCCTTCACTTTCGCCATGATCCAGTCCGACGTGGCGAGGAAGGTGCAGACCTCCTTCGGCACCTGGCCCATCGTTGGGTTCGAGGGCTATGCCCCGGAAGACGTGGCGAGGGCGCGGAAGAACGAGGTCTTGGTGTCCGCGCAGATGAAGGACTGCGACTCGGTGGTCAAGGCTGCCGACTTCTTCCTTCAGGGGGACATCTCCGGGACCGCAGTCGCCCGCTACGGCTGGAAGCAGATCAAGCGGATGGAACGCACCCGGAACCGGGAGATGGTGGCTCCGGGGCTCGAGGTCCCGGTGGTCCGGGAGCGGATGGCGACGGTGTTCGACGGTCCCGACTGGGAGCCGGTGGACAGGCTCGATTTCTGGCCCCAGCCGGCGCGGACCAAGATCAAGGACATGGCGTGGGTCATCCACCGTTACTACGCCGACCTTGACGACCTCATCGAAGACGCCAACTCGGACTACCCCTACTTTGACGCCGGGGCGGTCCAGCAGCTCAAGCAGTCACCGATGTCCACGACGCTGGCGCAGGAGTACGCGAGACGCCGGGTGACCTACCGGAACGAGTACGACTACCAGGCCAGAGCTTCCGAGCGATTCGCCAAGCCCGTGGAGATATGGGAGATGCACGGCTTGGTCCCCAAGGAGTTCGCTCAGGACGGGGTGCGGTTCCGTTGCATCGCCATCGGCAACCAGCGGGTGGTCCTGAAGAACCGGGAGAGCCCTTTCGGCTCGGAGCTTCCGTTCGCCTCTTACGCCCCGATGCCCGACCCCTACAGCTTCGATGGGGTGGCGAAGACGGAAGTGGCCTTCGGCCCCCAGCAGACGGCGAACCGGCTGGCGAACCAGAAACTGGACGCTCTGGACCTGCTGATCGACCCGATGTGGGTGGCGAACTCCGGGGTGAACATCAACACCCAGCACCTGTTCTCAAGGGCTGGACGCATCCTGCTGGTGGATGGGGCAGCGGACGAGACCACCATCAGGGCCTTGTCCCCGGATATGCGGGGACTGCAGGCCGCCTATACGGAAGTCGCCCAGTTGTTCCAGTTCATGCAGTTGGGGACCGGTGAGACCGAGGCGCTTCTGGGTGGTGTGGCGGGTCCGGGTCGAGAGACTGCCCGGGGGTTCTTGGGGCGGCAGGAGAACGCCTTGACCCGTCTCGCCATGGAGACCCGTCTCGCCGAGGAAGGGTTCATTGAGCCCTTGGCCAACGCTTTCAGGAAGCTGGACCGGAAGTACCTCCAGTTCCCGCACGAGATCCGCATCCTGGGGAGTCTGGCTACCACGAATCCGACGACGGGCCTGCCCTACGAACCGGAGCAGGCGACCATCGACTACGAGGACCTGGTGCCCGACTACCGGGCTCGAGCCGTGGGAGCGAGCCAGATGATGGGCAAGACGGTCCGCCAGCAGAATCTGGTGTCCCTGCTGCAGATGATGTCGGCCAATCCTGCGATGATGCAACTTGTGAACTGGGCGAACTTTGCGAGGCAGGCGTTCGAACTGTTCGACTTCAAGAACGTCAACGAGTTGCTGGTCTCGCAAGTCCCCATGGTGAACCAGATGGCGCAGGAGACCGGCCAGTCGCCGATGGGGGTGGCCAATGCCGTCTCAAGTCCTCTGGAGCAGTTGTCGCCCCAGACGCTGGGGGCGTTGATGCAGACGGGGAACGCGGCACCGATGCCGGGTCTCTCGTGACATGCCACTGACCGGGGAGCAGCTGGACAAGGTTAAACTTGTCCTGATGAGCCCGGGATGGAATGATGTGATCCGGCCGGCGCTCGAGAACCGAGGCCGGAGTGCAATCAAGGCCCTATGCCTGACCCGGGCTGAACGCGCGAAGGTCATGGCGGGGCAACCGTTCGACACCGACGATGACGTCTTGAGGGCGATGATCCGCGAAGCCGAGTGGATGATCGCCATCTGGGCGAACGAAGTCTCGGTGGACGAACACAATCGCCGTCTCGACGAACTCGACCGGCAGGGCGTAGCAGGGAGTCCCGGGGCGAACCCCTAGGGGCCTAGGGAAAGGCAACGATGCCAGAGCCAAACGAACAGCCGACTCCGCAGCAGCCGTTGAACCCCGACCTGATGGGCTACCCCACGGTCGAGGCCTTGGTGGCTGCGAAGCGGGCCAGTGACGCCGAGGGCAAGCGTCTTTTCGATGAGAACCAGAAGAAAGACCTGCTCCTGTCGCAGATGCTCCAGAACGGGCTCGAGGGGACCCCTCGTCAATCCGTTCCGGACCGTCGTTCGGCTCGCCCTGAAGACCGCTTGACGGAGTTCGGCGTCCCGGTGGACGCGCTCCGCGAGGTGGTGAGGGCGGAGTTCGCGGAAGCATTCCGGCCCATCTCCAATGGGCTCCAGGCTCGCGGGCAACTCGTTGCCAGTCACCCCGATTACGTCCAGTTCGAGACCGACGTGGCGCAGTTCATCAACACTGACCCGGAGTTGTCAGCCTCGTACCCGAAGATGTTCGAGGTCACCCCGGTTCAGGCGATGGAATATGCGTTCCTGAAGTTCACGGAGTCACGTCGGAAGACGCTGGGGGGCGAGCCAGAGGCTTCCTTCCCCGGCCGTGCCGACGCTGGCATCCCGACATTCCGGTTGGGCGACGGACGGCGAGAGCCGGGGCAGGATGCGGCAGTCCAGCAAGCCTTCGAGCGTTTCCAGAAGACAGGGACTCCGCAGGATGCTCAAGCCTACGCCAAAGCGCGCCTGAAGAGTGTCATCTCGGACGAGTTCCTGCAGCGATAGGGGCTCGCCGGTCAAAGGAGTGACCCATGGCGCTTCCTGGTGGTGCAATCACCACTCAGGTGGCTGGCTTCTTCGGCCAGGCCACCCTTGGCGGTATCCACCATGAGGATCTGACGGACCTCGTCACCATCCTCGATTCGTTCCAGACCCCGTTCTTCTCCAGCGCTCCCAAGACTCGCTGCACGGACGTCGTCCACTCGTGGACGGTCGATACCCTGGTGGCGACCTCGACGGCAGGCGTGCTGGAAGGCGACGACTTCAACGCCGCGGGTACCGGTGCCGCGCTGACTGCACCGACCCGTCTTTGGAACGTGTGCAGCATCCTCCGGCGCGACGTCGTGGTCTCAGACCGCGAGCGTGACGCCAACCCGGCCGGCATCCGGGACATGTACGAGCACCAGATCATGAAGGAGTTCAAGGTGCTCGCCCGCAACTTCGAGTCGCTGATGTTCTCGACCGGAGCGACGGCGACCAACACGGGTGCTGCAGCGCAGGCACCGTTGTCGTTCGGTTTCCGTGGCTTCGGCATCACCATCAGCGGATCGGCGTCGGCAGGCGTGACCACGGCGGACATCGTGTCGCTGTCGCAGACGCTGTTCCAGAACGGCGCGGAGCCGGATTCGCTGTGGTTCGCTCCCGCCTCGAAGCGTCAGTTCGTCAACGCCACCATCTCCTCGGGTTCGGGCAACGTCCGCAACATCGCGGCGACGGACCAGAGGTTGGTGGCGAACATCGACGTGTTCGAGACGCCGTTCAACCAGCTCTACGCGGTGATCACGGACCGGTTCATCCCCATCTCGACCAACTCGGCATCCGGTGCGTACTTCATCGGGGATCGAGCGATGGCCAAGGTGGCGTTCTTCCGTCCCCCGCAGCACAAGCCGATGGGTAAGGGCGGCGACCATACGAGAGGAATTGTGCTCATGGATGCCACGCTTCAATTGGACCATCCTAGTTCGTGGGCTGCGATCACGGGCGTGACCAACGGCTAGTAACGAAGCGAACATGTGGGTGGCTGCCAGTACGGGGCCACCTACTTGGAGGTGAGCATGGCAGGCAATCAGTCCAGAGGTTTGATCGCAGCGAGCAAGACGCGCGGGTGGGATCCGACGAAGATCCCAGCGCGCGCCGGGCGTCCCGAGGTGGACCTGAGCAAGATCGACGTGGACCCGTTCCCCCACAACATCACGCAGACGACTCCGGTCTACCCGGAGCAGCCGGGCGGTTACCCTGAAGGCTGGGTGAACGGCACGCAGCCGGTGCCGCCGCCGCAGGACCCGCCGCATGTGGGCGCACAGGACATCTTCGCTCCGACACAGTTCTCGCACCCCGACACGTCCAGAGAGACGGTGTCTCGGGGTGTGGGGAAGGAACTGCCGGTTCGTGGCATGACGGGCAAGGCGACGGAGCCTCCGGCGCAGAACCCGACCCCGAACACGCCGTTCCCGAATCCCGCTGCGGTGCCGTTCGCGCAGCCGAACCACAACAAGGCGGGTGTCGGCCGTACCACCAACGCCAACCCGTTCGCTGGCATGGGAGGTGAGTGATGACCATCGTCTTCAAGGGCGGTACCAGTGGCAATCGTGAGGACGCCATCTTCCCGATGCCGACTTCTGGATCTCCGCAGCCGCTTCTCAAGACTCAGACCTCTGGTCCGGTGCCGAGCACGGTGGTCTTCAACTCGGAGCACTTCGATGTGAAGACGCACCGCGAGCAGGCGACCCCGGACTTCATGCCCACCGGCGGCACGACCGCTGGCCCCAATGATGCCGAAGGGGCGTACTCGACGGACATGTGTCAGCAGGACATCAAGGACTTGAAGTTCGACCCCGCTCAGGGTGAGGGGACGATCTTCAAGGGTGCGCCCAACACGGGGACCGACTAGCCATGAGCTTCTTCATCGGCAAGAACGAGACGATGATGGATGCCGCTTTCGGCGACGTCGATGACTTCATGGACAAGCACCCGACCATCTACGGACCTCGGTTCGAGGCCATCGCTGAGTTGCGTAAGGCTGATGACGGCACGATGCACAAGGGGCAGGAGTTCCGGCGGGTGGCCTCGTTCGTCAACATCCCCATGTTCGGCGCGGTGACGAGGTTGTTCGAGCCGGACTTCATGAAGGACAAGAACAAGTTCTATGCCTTCCTGGACCGGAACAAGCATTACTGCACCTATGACCGCCGCTGGCAGGGTGGGGAACAGCCGAAGCAGGGAACACCGAAGATCATGAATCTCGCCGACATGGGGCTCGCCTACGAGGGGGCTCCGGAGACGTCAGAGGGCTGGGAACCGGTGGAGGTGGAAGTGCCGCTCGCTTCGGACATCGTCAGGGAGGACGCATGAAGCCGCTTCGCATCTATAGCTTGATCCCGCCCAATGGGTCGGCGTCGTTCTACTACCGCTGCTGGGTGACGCTGGACACCGCGGCCCACTTGGGGTTGCCGGTCGAGTGTCTCATCGACAAGAACGACGCCAACGTGCCCCCGGAGAAGCGGGTCAAGGAGTTCTGCGAGGCTGACCTTATCCTCCTCTACCAGCCCATCGGCGAGTCCCCTGTCAACAACATCCGCGGCATCCAGAGTTTCCTGCCTTCCAAGCGGGACAACGAATGGAAGTGGAGTCCGAGCATCGTCATCGAGACGGACGACAACCTGTTCAACGTCTCCCCCTTGAACCAGGCGTTCAAGTCGCTGGGCATCCGCGACATGAACGGCAACCTGATTCCCATCGGCCACCACATCGGCGTGGTCGAGGAAGGGGAGAAGAAGGTGCTGTGGCAAGACGGCCAGAAGGGCTTCAGCCTGGCCAAGAACCGCCAGCAGATGGGCACCTACCGGAAGATCCTGGAGATGGCGGACCAGATCCAGTGCTCGACCCCCGAGGTGGAGAAGTCAGTGTTGAAGGAGATCCAGCCGAGACGTATCAGGACCTTCCCCAACCTGGTGCGGTTTGACCACTACCCGCAGGTGGCGCTGCAGCAGGACGAGTCCAAGGTCAACATCATGTGGCAGGGGGGCATCGCTCACTACGAGGACTGGTATCCGCTGCGTCAAGCCGTGGGGAACATTACCAAGCGTTACCCAGAGGTTCACTGGCACATCTGGGGGTCGCAGTTCCCGTGGACCACGGAGTTGATCCCGCAGGACCGGTTGACGTTCCACCCGTGGTGCGAATACGTCGAGTACAAGCTCCGCATGTGCATGATGAATCACGACATCGCATTGGCACCGCTGACTGACAACGTCTTCAACCGCTGTCGCTCGGCCATCAAGTGGTACGAGTCGAGCGTGCTCCACAAGCCCGCAGCGACCTTGGCGCAGAACACCGGGGCTTACAAGGCCGAGATCCAGGATGGCAAGACCGGACTCCTGTTTGATTCCCCCGAGGAGTTCGAAGACAAACTCGCCCGCTTGGTGGAGGACCGCATCTACCGCAAGGAGCTTGCGGCCAACGCCAAGGACTGGATCTCCGAGAACCGGGATGCGTTCAAGGTGGTACCGAGCATCATCGCCTCTTGGGAACAGATGCGAGGTGAACGCACCATTGAGCAGCCGCACGTGAGCGACGAGGAGTGGAGCGAGATCGAAGCCCAGGACCGCGCGGAGCAGGAAGCCGAGATGGGAGCCACGGATGACGCTGTTCCAGCCCTCAACGAAAGCGGTTAGTGCCGCCGCGCAAGAGATAGCAGATTGCGTCGGGGCGTCCGGCGACTCGGAGATGACGACCCGGGCTGGGCGCTCTCTCTTTGCGGCGCTCGAGCACTTCAACAACCGCGCCAAGTGGAACTTCCTCCTCACTGAAGCCTCGCCCATCAGCATCATCGCCCCGTTTCAGGTCACCGGGGTGTCGGCTTCAGGAGGACAAGCCTCCGCTGCTTGTGGTGCCGGGCATGGCCTGCAGCCCGACGACTTCGTCTCCATGACGGGGTTGAGCGATGGCATCCGCATCTCAGCCACTTCAGCCTCGGGGTTCGGCATCTATGGCACCTTCTCGCTCGGGGCTGGGGTCAACGTCGGCACGGCCACGGCGATCCGGGACATGTACGACCTACCCTCGGACTGGAAGGCCGCCTACTCGGTGAGAATGGTCGGCTCCAAGACCACGCTCCATCCGGTGGGACGCAGGTTCTATGACCGCTCCAACTACCTGAGTGAGCAGACGTCGATCACCGTCCCCACCAACTACGACGTGTTCATGGTCGGGTCACGGGGGAAACTACGGATTCTCCAGCCCCCGTCGACCTCTGACGTCCTGCAGCTCCGCTACTACCGCCGGATGACCATCCCCACCACCACGGCGACGGCCGCTGTCTTGGACATCCATCAGGACTACGAGCCGTATCTCATGGCGTGGGGGAAGTGGCATTTCCTGACGGACAAGTCCGAGGGTCGCGGGGAACAGCTGAAGACGTGGTTCGCGCTCTCGGAGCAGGGGTTGGTGACGATGCTCAAAGAGCAGACGAGCCAGCCGGACGCTGACGTCGGATTTATTCCGGGCGCCTACGTATTTGGGGTCTGGGGCGATAACACAACCCGGTTCATAAATTGGGATCAATCCTAGGAAACAACGTGCTTCCATGCCCAGCCACGGAGTATGGCTCTGATGGCCTCACGAGTGACTCCGAACATCTTTCCAAGACGGACTTGCCCGTAGCCCAGGGCGTGAAGCCTCTTGATTTCTAAGACCTTTTGCTCGTCCAGCTTGGCTAGCCAATGGCGACTGCCTCTTGGCACGTTTTTGGTTGAGCCTTTGCGATACCGGCCCTTGGCCATCATGTCCCGCATGTTCTCGGACTGGGTACCGAGGAACAGGTGGCTTGGATTAACGCAGTCCTTGACGTCGCACCGATGCAGAACGAACAGTCCAACGGGGATTTCGCCGAAATGAATCCTCCAAGAAACTCTGTGGGCTCGGTCGGGTTTCCCGTTTCTGTGAGCTTGTCCGTAGCCGTTCCGGTGCTTGGCGCCAATCCATTGCCAGCACCCATCGTCGCTCTTGGCGACCCGAGCAAAGAAGCTGGCCCGGTATTCCTCCTCGGAAAACGGCAGGTTATGGCCGCCGGAGTCACGTCTCGTCGGGAAGTAGACCGGTGTCATGTCCTGGAAGATACACCAATGCACATTGGGAGTCAATAGTGCCGCGCAAAGTCGAACCGCTTGACGGAGGTTTGGTAACCGACCGCGACCCGGCGCAGTTGAAGCCGGGGCAGTTGTCGGCGATGCGGAACTTCGTCTATCGCAATGGCTCGACGAGTCTTTTGCCTGCAGCTGGTAGGGCTGCATGGGGGACTGTGAATGCGACGGCGACTGCGGTACGGGGCATACGTGATATCCAGTTCGACAACGGCAATCACTACCTGATTGCCATGGCGGGTACCAAGTACCGCCGCGCCCCGGTGTCGACATCTACCCAGACCTTCACCGACCTTGCCACCATCGCCTCGGTGGGGAGCGCTCAGACGCTGGAAGCGGTGCAGTACCGGAACCGCTTCTTCCTCCTGAATGGGGCCACGGCTGACAGTTCGGCCATCAACACCAACACAGTGGTCTATCTCTCAGCGACTGCGGCTGCAGCGACGCCTCTGACTCGCCAGCATGGGATGTTGCCGGTCAACTCTGCTCCCAATGTCGTCACTGCTGGTGGTGGGGCGTTCTCGCAGAGTGTCACCGGGTACTACGAGTACTGGACAACTGAAGCCTCACGGTTCAAGCAGGATGATGCGGACACGATTCTCGAGTCTGCCTACTCGTCGGACAACGGTACGACGACGGTGTTTGTCTCCGCGACCAGCATCGTGCCGACCATCCAGCTGCCGACGATCCAGAATGTCGGGTTCGCTACCCACTGGCGCATCTATCGGAGCCCGGTCAAGGCCAAAGCTACAGACAAGAAGTTCCCAGTAGGGTTCATGATCGCTGAGGTCGGGACCGGAGCGTCTGCCCACGCTGACACGACTGCTGTGGCTTCAGCGTCTGGACTCCCGGCATCGTTCAACAGCACCGGGTTCTACTTCGGGTTCGCCAGCGCATCGAGCATGGCGGCGGATGACGGTGTGTATGCCTCAGCCACCATCGGCGCCACGCAGGTTCTAACCCAGCAGGGTGCCTACAACTTCAACATCCCGGCTTTCAATGGCAACGTGCAGGGCATCGTTGTGGAGATACAGGGCTACGTCAGCGCAGGCTCTGCCCCGGTACCGGTGACGGTATCTCTGGGCAAGCGGCGCACGAGTGACGGGCACTTCCTGCAGACGGTGCGGGAGCGGCAGACTGTCGACATCGCGGCTTCCAAGTCAGGGCTCATCACCAGCACGAACTCCGGAGCACCGACCACGTTGACGTTGGGATCGTCCACAGACCGCTGGATACCGAGCAACATCGGCGGGTTCGTGGATACGGACTTCGACACCACGGTCATGGTCGTGGTGAGTGTCTCCAAGGCCAACGTCTCCATCGGCATCGACTACGTCAAGGTCACGGCGTACTACGGTGCCAGCAACGATTCGACGGTGCAGTTCCCGACCATCGTCTACAACTTCGGCGACATCACGAGTCAGGTGGCGAAGAACTTCCCACCGCCTTCAGCCAACACGGGGGACGTGTTCCAGGACTCGTTGGTCCTGAATGACATGTCCAACCGGGCCATGGTGCGCTACTCGTTCCCCGGAGAGCCCGAGTCTTTCCCCCCGACCTACTTCATCGACTTCGAGACCCGGGATAACGACCAGGTCACCCATATCAGGACGGTGAACAACCGGCTCATCATCGGGCTCGACCACTCGGTGTGGAGGCTCAACTACCTGCCCAGTGAGCGGGATTCGACGTTCGACCGTGGCCGTGCGGTGGAACTCATCTCCCGGAGCTTCGGCATCTACAACCCGATGTGCGCCTGTACGCTGACCATCGATGGCGAGTCGGAGCTGCTGGCGTTCGTCTCGCACAAGGGCATCCACACCACGGATGGCTTCAACTTCATCACCCGATCTCGGAACCAGACGTGGCGCAACTTCATTCCCAGCATTGGTAATAGCTCCTACCCCATTGCGCTCTTGAACGATCCGGAGAACCGGGTGCTGAGGTTCTACTACCGGAACGACAATGACCCGGTATATCCGAGCGACAGCTTCCTCTGCCTGCACATTTCCTACGACCGTGAGGACATTGGTCCTGATGGTAGCTTCAAGTTCTCTGGTCCTGTCCACATGCGGAACTCGGACGGGGTCGGTAACTATGGCAGTTTAGAGTCAGTGGCTGCGGTTCCACATACCACGGGAACGACTTTGTTCTATCTGGGCTATGGCGGTACCGATTCCGGCGTCGGGGGGGGCAAGGTCTACAGGGATGGTCAGTCAAGCACGATTCCATCGGATTACGCCAACTCGACCTTCACCACGCGACGCATGTATATGGCGGGCTTGAGCGGTGAGTGGGAGTTGGACGACATGTACGCCTACTGTGGGTCTACAGCGGGCTATCCACTGGCCACGTACACGTTCCAGAACCTGAAGACCAACAGCACCGAGATCTCGGGGCCGAGCAAGACCTTCTCGGGTACCTCTAACTTCCATCGCGTCAGTCCGCGGATGATGTGCGAAGGACTTCGCATCGTAGTCGAGGCAACGGGGACGAACTACAGCTACGAGTACCTCGTGCTCGGGAGCAAGAACTTCGGCCTGGAAGATAGCGGCAAATGAGAGACTTCACGGGCATCCCCTACGCCAGCATCCCGCCGCCCAATGCGCCGGACTTCTCGTCACGCTTAAGAAATGCCTTGGGTGTCTTGGATGCGTGGGCGAGGGACGCTTCGCAGGCCGTGGCGTTGATCCAAAGGGGTCAGATTCCGCAGGGTCAGGGCGTGACGCTGGGCTCCAGTAGTCTGACTACGGAAGAAAATGCTTTCTTGCGTACTGGGGACGGGTTCGTTGACCTGACCACGGACCAGACGATAAACGGTGTGAAGGATTTCGAGACCCAAGTGGTTATCGGGATTTCCTCTGCTGCGACATTGGATGTTGGTGATTTTCTGGCCCCTGATGGCATCAGGACGGTGTTCGCTGCTGCCAGTGCTGGAGTCGCGGACATCAGTCAGTGGGTAGGAAGTTCGGGGACGTTGGTGGCTAGCGTGAGTCCAACGGGTCTTTTCACGGCTGACTCGGTATACCTGCCGAATGGTGGCACGCTCGGGGCAAACGTCTTTGACGCGGACGCCATTCACAACCAGCTCTACATCAAAGAGACGGGCAGCGGGAACATCGGCACGATCACCTGGCCGGGTCTTGGATCGGGTGCAAGCATCACATTGCCGGTGACGGGAACCATTCTGACCAGTCTTAACACCGTTAATGTGGCTGCAAAGACGTTGTTGAATGACACAAACATCCGCTGCGATACGGGAAGCGGGGTCACGTTCAAGGACAACACCTCGACTACGAAGCAGATGCGCTTTGACCTCTCGGGGATCACCGCTGGCACCACCCGGGCGCAGAAGTTCCAAGACACCGCGGGGTCGGTGGTCCTGGTGGGCAATGCAACTTCAGCCTCGGGAGTTCTTGGGACCATCGCCCTGACCGCCCAGACCGGCAGTCTTGGTGCCCAGACCATGCTCACGGGCAATGCCTCGAGCGCGGGGCTCTACCGGCTGGCGTTCTACATGAAGACCACGACGGCGGGGGATCCCGGGGACACGGTCAAGGCGACTCTGTCATGGAATGACGGCTCGGCCCAGTCGATGGACGTACCGATGCTAAACGCCACCGCCATCGTCAACAACCTGGACGCTGGGACCCTGAATGCCTTCGTTCAGGGGTCGGTGGTGGTCAAG